ATCTCTTTATGTAAAGGGCCATCCACTTCTCGACCATCTTTCATCGTAGTATGATAGGAAAGACGACGAAGAACTTGGTCTTTTACTATATCCGCCTTAGCAGACAGAGCCAAACCTGCAAGAGGCTTAGTTCTATCTAGAAAAGCTCCGTCCGCATCCTCATCCCATCTACGGAGGCCTGTCCTTTTTCTACCTTCGTCTCCTTCATTCATTTCTGAATTACTTTCAGAACCTGTCCTAGTTTCCAAAGCTTTTCCAACTGTCGAAATTAAATTATCCATCTTAGTAGTTAAGTCTGTAAACTTAGTGTTAGTTTCAGTTTGCAAAGCTTCAAGTTTAGCAGGAAACTCTTTAGTCCCAAGAATCTGAGCCTTAAGTTCTTCCTCACTCATTCCAAACAACTCCTCAGTTGTTTTACCTTTTCTATCCTTATCTTTTTCTCCCCATGCCATAAATATCTCCCTTATTTAGACTCCTTTTTAGATTTGAACAATTCAGATTTCATTGTTAACATTTCGTCAAGAAGTTGTATTTTTCCTTTTACACCTGCATCAATTATAGGATTCCCATTCCTACTGTAAATTAGGCCCAGGAGAAGATTGTCCCTGTAAGATTTCCAAAACTCCTCCAGATAAGGCATTGCCGGGTGAAGAAATAGCCCCGCCACCTGCTCCTTGTGGGGTACGATTATTTTGTTCCATGGGGTTTGCACCAACTCCGGCTCCTGCTGTTGCTTCAAGTCCGGCTCTTTCATTTGAGGCTCCTTTTAAAACACTTGGTTTTGGAAGTAAACGAGAAGTATCATCATGTCCAAAATTCCTAAGAATATGATACATAAGCTGCTGCGATGCTTCCATTACTCCTATTAAGTATTCTTTCATTTCCGGGGGCATAGCCGGGTTAAGCACACTTTGTAAAAGTTGTGCTATTCCCATATGATGCTGTCTCATGACATTAGCCAGCAACATATCGTTCTGCTTCTCAAGTTCCCTATTTATTGAAGCATTGGCCGCCTTAATAGGAAGCATTATTCGACCATTTTTATAGTTTTCAAGAGCAAGTTTTAGATACTGAGATTTTTCTCCAAAAAGTTTAATCCTCTCTCCTATACCAAAATGAGAATAATAGGTCAAAAACTTTCGTCCAAGCTTGATATGCGCGTACCTAATATCCGTTGTGTTAATATTCGCCCGTCTATTTCCAGCTTGCATTACGCTAAAAGTTCCAAGCGCACTATAAACTCCTCTTGTCTTTCCTACCGAACCTCCCCCTGCTCCTGAACCCGCAGGGTCAACTCCACTCCGAGACTCCGAAAGTCCAAGAGTAAGTTGTTCATAAGCTACGGATTCAGGAACAGGACGTCCCATTGTCATTACTTCAATTTCCCCTTCTTCTGCCGGAAGTACGGCATTAGGATACAAGCTAAAAATAGAATCCAGTTTAGAAGTTTTAGCCACTCTTAAAATAGAAGTATTCGCAAGAGTATTATTATCCATTCTTTGATTATGCGTAGTACTTATTTCTTCTTGATAGTGTTCCAACATTTCACAAAAACCCTGTCCATAGATACCGTCTTCTCCGTCATAGCCAAGTCGTGCCATCTCAAAGGGGTCTTCCCCTTCGGGATAAAAGTTAAAGATTTGCTTAAGAATAGTCTTTGAACTACGATGATAAGTAGCTATAATCCTATATTTTTTCTCATTGTGCCAATATGTAAGCCAGCACTCGTAAATATCCCAAACTGGATTCAAGTATCCGGCTTCTGTCTTAGCTCCTGTTCTTTCTTCTTGCTCTTGTTGTGCCACAGTAGGCCCGTCTCTGTCTGGGCCTGCTCTCAAGATACTTTCAACTTTATCCGTGTCGTACAGGCCACGAAACTTTCTTTCCATAAGTTGATACTTACGGAGTGAAATCTTATGATACACAAAATCCGCTTGTTGTAAAGTATTCGCGGAAGGTTCGACTCCAAAGTCTTCGAACTTTAATTTTTCTGGCCGTGGCCCGTCATATTTCACAATATTTTTAGAAATTATCTTTCCCTGACTATAGCCTACAACTTCTTGTTCTATCTCAGTTTCCCACGGAGCCTTCCAGAAACAATTTCCAAATTTGACAGCCTCACCTGCTCCGTTACTTATAACACGATACAAGTCTAGTTCTTTAGGTTCAAGCCCAACATAGTTCGTAAACTCCTCTATAGCCTGTCGTTGTTCTTCCGCATGTTCTTCCGCAGCCCAATCTCCAAGAAGTTGCACAACTTGGAGAGGCATAATCTCGAAAATATTACCTAGTATTCTTGCCCGCAAAGTATCACAATGCATTCCAATAATTTGAACTACCAAGTTAGAACAATTTTTCCAAGGAAAAGACTTGTTTTCGTCTTTTGGGGTTCCGTAATAAAGACGTCTATACTTAGGAATCCTATTTTCATGAAGGTCTTTCAAACCACTAATTATAGCTTCAAGTCTATTATGAATATAGAGAGACAGCGAAGCATTTGCTTCTTCGCCAAAATCAACTTTAATTGGTACCTTTAGTGGCATATTAAACCTTATTTGAATCTTTTGCAAAAATAAGCCCTAACCCGGCCATAACAGCGGCAACAGTTGTCGGGTAATCAATAGGCTGTCCATTCAATATAGCCGTAACTGCTCCAGATAAAGCTCCAAGAATTGACATTACTCCAAGTGTAGTAGTTCTCCAACTTGAAATCATATCCTCTCCTTTAATACCCCGTCAAACTACTCCCGTGCATCCGAGCTTGGTCTGCTTGATGATTTTTCATAAAAGTTAACATTTCCTCATCAGTTCGAGAAATTCTCCAAGTTTGAGGAGCATAGCCCAAAGTATCAAGAATGTCTTTAGTTTTAGCATGAGGAAAACCACTATATTCTTCCTCAAACGACTCATGTCCAAATTTATTTATCCATATTTGTCCTTGCTCGAATAAGGACTCTAAGGACTCAATCCGTCTGTCTTTAGAATCTTTAGCGCGTTCAGTCTTAAGTTCTCGTACTTTAAGATTTCGATTTTCAAGACTGTTTCGATACTCCAAGTGAAATTTAAGATATTTCTGTGAAGCTACTGTTTCTAGCCAAATTTCCTTGAGTTTCCACTTCTTCGCAAGTGCATAAATTTGTGAAATAAGACGTTCGTAAGAACAAGATTCGGCCCATACGTCAAGAATATAGATACGGAGAGGAAGTTGTTGTAGTCCTGTTACTATAACAGCATGTCTGCACCTACCTTCACTTCCACTATGATTAGGGTCAATAACCATCGAGCGTTGAAGGTTTCCGGGCATTACGTCTTTAAGAACTTCACCCTGCCTAACATCATGTACTATACGCGCTCTTTTATCTTCGAGAGTAAGTGTTTGATATTCATAGTAGCGGAGCCACTCTTTCTTAAAAAACACATCACCAGGAGGGGTCGGGTTGTTGAGGAACTGACAGGAAAAAGCATAACTTCCTAGTCTTAACTTCCACTTACTAAGTTTTTCGACCGAAAATTCCTCCGGAAAAAGTATAGTATTGGCCGGATGTTTTTCGCAACAACCGCCTAAAGCTGAATGACTTTGAACGTTAAAGTAAGGTTCTTCCTCCCTAATATACGAGTTCAAGTCCCGCCAAGACCACCTATTCCCTACCACAATCTCATCATTATCTTTAGTTGCTCGTCCAGGCTCTGCATCAAAAACCCCTACTAAAAGCTTATGATAATTGATAGTGTCTTCCATCACGACATCCGAGTAAGCAGCTTTGCGCCCTTGAATATCATCTTCTATTATTCTCTTATAATGTCTAGATTGTAGGGCCCCGCCTACTCCAATAACATCATAAGTTCCTTCACCTTGAGGACTAACGTTTCGAGTTCTAAGATGAGTCATTGAATGGGCGTTCCAAGCACAACTTGAATCGGGAATAATCTCTGGAAAAACTGTCCTAAAAAGGTCATTTGACTCATAATGTTTAGAGATACGAGTACCCATTTTGATAGCATTTTCTATAATTTCTGACACTATAAGAGTGCGCGTATTTTGGTCATGCGCTCTTTTCATCCACTTTATATAAGAGTCGTCGTAGCCCAAGATACGCATAAAATCTTCATCTTCGTTAGAAAATGGCAAAGCCCACCACATAGGAGCACCTTCACTATGTACTGTGGACTTAAAATGGTCACGGGGCCACTCAATTAATTCTTTAAGACTATCTTTTTCAACATTAAGACACATATCATAATGTAGTTTTTCTGTAAACCTATGCTTCCGTAAAACTACTTTACAGAAGTAGTAGAGAGAGGCAAGAGAATTTAGCCTTATAGCAACAAGTTTCGCCTTTTCAGTTGGCAACTTTTCTAAATCTATAAATCGCCATACTTGTCGTTCTTGAGCTTCGACAGGTTGCTGTTCAACGAATTGTTCTTCTAAAATACTAGTTGCCATATTAGTCGTGCACGGCAATACAGTCAAGCGTTCCAGTAACACCCGCACCGCTTAAATTATCGAGTGTCATTGTAACTGAGGCCGCTACCTTTGACGTAATATGTCCGAGTCGAAGCCCAGTAGTTTCCGACTGTGCAGTTGCATCTTCCAGACCGCACGAAACGGTGTAATTTGTATCAACAAAAGCTGTACCCCAAGTCAGCGTTACGGCACAGCCAGTAGTAGCACATGAACCAGTAGTAATACGGCCATGCTTAAAACCACTGCCTTCGGGCAAACCAGTCGCGCTAACAGCGAATACACTTGTACCACCTCCAAGAGCTTGCGTATTAACCGAAAATCGCCCGCCTGAGCCGGATGAAATTCCAGCTTCTACCCATCCCGGCTTAGTAGCATGTGCGTGCTGATAAAAGGTTAACGCACCGCCGTTCGCTGCCGAGGCAAGACCAGCCTGAATCAGCATTGACCCAGCTCCCAAGTTGTTCTCGTCCATCAGAATTTGTGCGACACCGGCTGTTAACGCACCCGCTGAACCCCTAAATAAAATGCCCGCAGTTGAGGGACTACACGTTGCGCAATCTGTAATCGGTAATCTACCTAAAAATCCATTATTTGCGCTATTCCCCATAATTGGAGGCTGATAAATACCGCCCCCAAAAGAAAACGCCGTTGTATTAGCCTCATTGTCCGCTAAGTAAATAAATCCAGTTCCACCCACCAATACTTGATACCCTATAGCAAAGGCTTCGATAGTTCCGCCGTAAACTCCACCGCCAGTTACATTAGTGTTTGCATCTATAAAAATCCCGACACTACCGGCAATAATCCCTGCACTTCGTCCCAAAATAAACGGATTAATAAAAGTTGCAGAAGTCCATTGATTCGCACCGCCCGCACCCTCAATGTAAATACCATTCTTATAGCCAAGTATATAGATTTGATTCACTACTAAGTGCCCACTAAAGGCGCCAGCTGTTAAAGCGCCCATATATAGACCAACTCCAGTATTAGTAGCCGACTGATTACCAACCAAAAAGACGCGATGAAGATAGCAGTGTTGTGAAGATTCACCTATACTAAACGCAGTAGCGGCGTCTGCCGTTGTAGTAATTTTAACATTTACTAACGCACAATCACTCGAACCATAAGCAGTTAATGCTTCTCCGGTACCAGTATAAGCCAAAGTAAAATTACCATCTGGGGCTGGGCCTTCAATACTCGAATTAGTAGGCAAAGTCCAACCAACAGTTCCGATGTTAAATGTTGCGTACCCTACCAAAAGACGAACGTGTTTGGTGACGCCAGAAAACGGATTAGAGGCACAAGCCTGCGTTCCGGAAAATCCTCGCGCGTCTACAGTTCCACCAGTTGAAGGTACGGCACCAATCGCAGCATTAATCTTCGCACAGGCATCAACGCCAGGAAAGGCATCAGCATAAATAACTCCACTCTGTGAAGATATTGTTACAGTATTAGCCCAAGGTAGAGAAAGTTGACCGTTTGATTTTCCTACACATTCTATGTCGTGTGTTATTCCATCTGTTCCCGTGGCTTGATTTTTAATCCATGCCGCTGGTGAAACAGAGGCACACTCGTTCTGGGCAAACAAAAAAGTACTACAAAAAAGTGGTATAAATAATATTAGAACTTTTTTCATAGTCAGTGTTTCCCTAAAAACCTTGCTCTGAAAAGCTGCATACAAGGTTCGCACATCAACTTAGTAGGTGCTCTTTGGGACAAGTCCTTTTCAAGCTTAAG